AGTAAATGTAGATGATTTAAGAGTTTCTAATGAAACATCAGCTAATCTAACAAGTGAATTATTGGCGCATGTATCAGTTAATAGAGAATCAAATGATGATGATGATGATGAATTAAAAGTACTAAATACAGAAGAATTAAATTTTGATGAAAATGGAGAACTAATTGAAAATAAACTATCATCCAGTGATAATTTAGAGAATCTATTAGAAAAAAAGAAGTATGTAGACTTAAGCAAGGCTCAATTGCAGGAATTATGCAAGGAGAGAAATTTATCAATCAAAGGTAGTAAGAAGGATTTAATTGACAGATTGATTGAATAAATAATATTTATTATTTATATATGTCTTGGGGTACGTGTTATTCAGGTTCAAACAATATACATTTTGATTTTTCTCCAATAATGATGGATGGTAGAAATTTTGCTAATTGGCAACCAGGAGCAGTAATAAACGAAAGAATAAGAGAAGATGCAGGAATTAAAACAAATTCAGATTATAGGCTTTATTTGACAAATAATGCTGATAAAATAATAAAGTATAATCAAATGCTAGCTTGTGATCAGTGTTGTAATTGTCCTGCTGTATATGGTTCATCTCAAAATCGTTCTAATGGACCATACTTATATAAGTCGTGTAGTGATGCATCTGCTCCGTTTGGTTATGAAACGAGTGATTTAAAAAACCAATATCTCTCTAGAAAAGAATTGGAATCTAGATTAAATACTCCTTTATTGACACAAGAAGAAATGATAAAGATGGGATATCCAAATTTCAATTAAATTATATGTTTATGATAATATACTTAATTTATTATTCAAAAATAAATTAAATATACTATCCTTATAAGTATAAGCCTCAATGAAAATACTTAGCTTTGACGTTGGAATAAAAAATTTATCATTTTGTATAATTGAATATAGTGATAATGATTTACAAATAAAACAATGGGAAGTAATTGATTTATGCAATGAAAAAACTAAGTGTATAGAAATTAAAAAGGATAAACCATGTAATAAACCAGCTAAATACTATAAAAATAATGAATATTATTGCCAAACACATGCTAAGAATAAACAATATAAGATTCCTCCAGAGAATCTAAGAGAGAAATTATTAAAAAAAATGAATTTAGACTTGCTATTGAATATGGCAATTGAATATAATATTTCAATTGATAAACCTCATACTAAAAATAAAGTTTTAGAAAAAATATTAAATTATAAATCTACTAAGTATTATGATGCAGTAGACAATGTAAAAACGAGTGATTATAATTTAGTTGAATTAGGAATAAATTTAAGAGATAAATTAGATAAATTGTTAAATGTGTCCGATATAGATTTAGTACTTATAGAAAATCAAATCAGTCCTATCGCAAATCGCATGAAAACAATACAAGGAATGATAGCACAATATTTAATCATGCGGGGAGCTAATAATATTATATTTTATTCGGCGAGTAATAAACTAAAAACATTTATAGGAGGTCATAAGACGAGTTATACTGAGAGAAAACAATTAAGTGTTTCATATACAGCTCAAATATTATCTAAAACAATTTCATTAAACAATTGGATCGTTTTTTTTTCAAGTCATAAAAAACAAGATGATTTAGCAGATTCATTCTTACAAGGTATATCATATTTAATCCAAAAATGTTCTGGATTTAATTTAAATTTGGCATAGAAATAATATTTTTTTTAAATTTAATAATACCAAATAAATATTTTATAATTCGTATTACTTAAAATTATAAGTTCTTATTTTATCATAATAATGTTTGAATCAGAAATCATTGATATCGGTAGCTCAAAAGAATCTATTATTTCATTTGGAAATGAAACTTCAAAAAGATCAGGAAGTGTGAATTTTGGAGGTGGAATTGAATTACTCATGAATGAAAAGAGAAAAAATGAAAATCCGTCAAAGAATCCTTCAACTGACATAGATTTAGGTGATATAAATGAATTAGAAAATGAGTTGAATGAACTTAGTGAGAAACCATCTAGTGGAGGTATGTCAAAATCTAATTTATTCAAATCCATATTATCTGCTGGTACTAGTAGTAGCACTATGAAATTAAATACAGATAATTTAGATGATGATGACGAAGTCAATTCTATAGTTGACATTGGTGTTAGTACTGCTCCAATTAAATTAGGTCAAGATACTGCAAAAGATCCTGTACAATCAAAAACATGGGATGGATTTCAAAAATTCAATGATATTCCAGTTGATCCAACTAAGAGTATACCTTTACACCCTGTTTTAAATAAAGAGGATTTATTAAGAGAGAAATTTAAAGTATTAAGAAAATTAGAACAGCTAGAAGATAAAGGAGTCAAATTATCAAAAAAATATAATATGGAAAACAATTTGCAAGAAATGCAAGGAGAATATGAGACGATTGTCGCAGAGAAGGAAAAACAAAATAGTGTTAAATTTCAGGGAAAAATGTTAATGGCATGTATTACAGGATTAGAGTTTTTAAATAGTAAGTTTGATCCGTTTGATATTAAATTAGATGGATGGAGCGAACAGTGTAATGAAAATTTAACTGATTACGATGAAATCTTTGGAGAACTACATGAAAAATACAAAACAAAATCAAAGATGGCTCCAGAATTGAAGTTAATGTTTCAACTCGCAGGATCAGCTGTTATGGTTCACATGACAAACACTATGTTTAAATCTGCTATGCCAGGAATGGATGATATTATGAGACAAAATCCGGATTTAATGAATCAATTTACACAGGCAGCGGTTAATTCTATGAGTAACACAAATCCAGGATTTGGAGGATTCGTAAACAGTTTTATGGGAAGTAATGGAAATGGAGGAGGAAATCAAAATGCAAATTTCCCTAGAACGACACAACCGCCGCCTCCGCCTGTAGCTACTCAAAGTGTATATAGACCTCCTGTTTCTTCCGGTCCATCAAATCGTCCTGATATAACAAGTGCCCGTGGAGATGGAATAGATGTTCATGATACATATGGAAAGGCAGGTGGAGCAGATAGAAGTTCAAAACGACCGGAAATGAAAGGACCGCGTGATATTAATGATATCATATCTAATATGAAGACAAAATCCATTACAATCCAACAACCAACAAAGGAGGATGAAAATAGCAGTACTATTAGTATTAAAGACTTAGATGATATGAATAGACTAAAAGCACCAAAATCAAAGAGAAGACCTAGAAGTGAAAAGAATACAGTGAGTTTAGATATTTAAAAATAAATATTTAAGAAATGTATGAGCAATATTGTTAAAGTCTGTTCTAAACATGATGTTTTACTAGAAAAAAATAAATCAACAGGTGATTATATAGTTTCATTCTCGGTTAAAAATGATAATGTATTTTTAAGAAATATAGCAAACTATTCATTTTTTAAAATTTTATCAGATATAAATCGTGAAACATTAGAAGATGTAATAATTGAAAATGACGAAACGAATCCTGATAATGCAAAAATGTATTTTTTATTTAAACCGATTGCTAAGGAATTTGGAATTATGAGTAAATGTATGTCAGTAAATACCATTAAATCTCAACAAGATGATTTGGTATCATTTGAAAGTAAAGATATTAATTACACGCCAGATAATATGAAAAAATACGGTAAAATCACTTGTAATTATTCAAAATTAGATATGAATATTGTCAATGAGCATTTATTGCATATAAAATATGTATTTAATGTTGATATACACGAAGATTTACCTATTTATATGAGAAATGTGATTGGTTTGATGATGAAAAAATTTTTATTAGAATCAAAAGTATTTATAGAAAATATAAAATGATTTATAGAAAACATAAAATGATTTATAGAAAACATAAAATGATTTATTATAATAAGAATTATAATAGATGATTTTCAAAATAATATTTATATTTAAAACATTTTTTATAATAGGTTATCAATGGTTAATTTATTGTTACACAAAGGATTATAATAAATTTATAATAAATATAGCAGAGAGATTATCACAAGAAAATATTTTTTATGGAAAAATGATTCAAGCAATATCATCCAATACTGAATTAATGAACGATGAATTGTCAGAATACTTATTTAAATTTACAAACAAAGTGTGTTTTACAGACGATGATATAGATATTGATGCAATCAACTCATTATATTATTATAAGAGAAATGAAGGTGACAGAATACAATATTTGAAATATGAAATGCCTATTAATTCGGGATTAATTTCTCTCATATATTGCGCTGAGTTAAATGGAAAAAAAGTTATTGTAAAGATAAAAAGAAAGAATATTTTAAATAAGTTTAATGAAGCATTTGATAATATTAGTCTTTTGATGAGAATAACCGATTATATTAAATATATTAATAAATTAAATATTCATAAGATATTTTATGAGAATAAAAATTTATTATTAGAACAGTTAGATTTTATAAATGAGGTTAATAATATTAAATTATTTAAAAAAATATATGAAAATATTGATTATGTGGTCATTCCAAATGTATATGAAGAATTTACGTTAATGAATGAAAATATTATTGTTATGGAGTATCTTGAAGGAAAAACTATATCATGTCTTACGATTGATGAAAAAGAAATATATTCACGTTTATTTATTAATTTTGGGTTAAAGAGTTTTTTGATAGATGGAATATATCATGCAGATATGCATCCTGGTAATATAATATTTATGAATGAATTTAATAGTGAAAATCCATATAAATTAGGAATTATTGATTTTGGTTTAATCGGAAAATTAAATAGAGATGAGCAAAATTTATTTTATG